AACCTTTAGGGCTGCTTTTCATGATGATGGTACAAGAACAAGATTGTTCGCAGATGGTAATGGTTCTAATGCACACATGACCTTTAATGGTGGTAATGTTGGTGTTGGATTAACAGGCACAAACCACCCAACAACCAGACTACATGTTCAGGGCTCTGGTGCTACTGTAACATCATTAGTTGAATGTACTGATGGCAACCAAGCCAGTCTAGATTTGAAAAATAGCGAAGGACATTACCGACTTATTACTAATGGTGGTCAGCTACAAATATACGATCAAACTGATTCTAGACAACCATTTACTATAGACAGCTCAGGCAACGTCGGCATCGGAACGAGTTCGCCTGCTAGTTTGTTATCGGTTTCTGATGGTGGTAATACTGGTGTAGAAATTATCCCTCAACACGCACATAACAGGAACATTTTGTTTAGTTTTGACAGAGCAGGTACAGGATATAAATCATTAGATATTGATGCCCTTGATGTACATTTCAACATGGGTGGTACTGAAAAAGTCAGAATAGATGCTTCAGGCAACGTAGGTATAGGAACTTCGTCACCAAGCCAAAAGCTAGAAGTAGTTGGTCGTGTTAGAGCAACAACTGACCCAACTTTTGAAGTTTATGAATCATCAAGTAAAAGAGGTGGTATTCAATGGGATAGCACTAATGATTACACCAATATATTTTCTGTAGGTGGAGATATTAGATTTGATATGAGTGGTGAAAAAGCTCGTATTAATTCTTCAGGCTCACTATTAGGTGGCATAACTGCACAAGTAGGAATAGGTGGCACACCAGCAGATGCAAACTCATTTGAATTATCTAGAGGTTATTTAAACCTTGCTAGAGACGATACATCTAGTGCTAAACAAATAACCTTTGGTAAAAATGGTGCAGTTCATTCGTTTATTGAAACAACTTCTTCAGGCTTAAATCTTGGTGGTGCTAACGTTGGTATTAATACTGCTTCACCTGCACGAAGATTCACAGTACAAGGGGGTTCTGGTGATAATTTACCAGTTAGGATTATAGGTGGTGCTAGTACAACAAAATCAGCTATGGAGTTTCAAGACCCTAGCACAACAGCAGACTATAAGGTTACTTTAGGTTCAGTAGGAGATAATTTATTCTTCCAAGCTGGTGGTGCAGAAAGAGCCAGAATAGACAGTTCAGGTAACGTAGGCATATCAACTAATTCACCAAGCCAAAAGCTTCATGTCGCAGGTAATATATATGCAGCATCAGGTTTTGTTAATAGTTCAGGTTATCAGCTAAATGGCACATATATCGTTGATAGTAGTAGAAACCTAGTCAATATAAATTCATTATCTGTTGCAGGTTACATTTATCATACTGGTGATACTGACACGAGTGTTCAATTTTCTACTGACACTATACAATTTAATACTGGTGGTTCAAATAGGTTTCAAGTAAAAAATGATGGCATTACAGCTGTCTCTACACCAGTTATTATTACACAACCTAATAGTGCTAAATTACAATTTAACCAAACAACATCTAGTACAACAGCAACTAAGGGTAGTATTCAATGGTTTGATAGTGGCAATAAAGCTTGTGGGTCAATAAGGGTAGTAGCTAATGGGTCAGAAAACAATTCAGGCTTCATGGAGTTTTATGTAACTTCTGAAGCAGATGAAATAACAGACCCATTTGGAATCAATAAAGTTATGACTATTGCAGATGATGGTGTAACAGTTCATGGCTCACTATCCAAATCATCAGGTTCATTCAAGATAGATCACCCACTTAAACCAGACACACATCATTTAGTTCACTCATTTGTAGAGGGACCACAAGCTGATAACCTATATAGAGGTGTTGTTAAACTTGAAAATGGCAGAACTACAATTGACCTAGATGATTGGTTTAATATGACAGCTGGCACATTCTTAGCCCTTAACAGAGATATACAAGCATTTGTTAACAACTCAGAAACATGGGATGCTGTAAGAGCTAAAGTTATGGGTTCACAACTTATCATTGACTGTCAAAACCCAGATTCAAATGCTGAAGTATCTTGGTTAGTTATAGGCGAAAGACAAGATAAAGAAATACATGATTCAGTGTTAACAAATGAACATGGAAAAATTATTGTAGAACCTGAAAAGGTGGGTTAGAATAATTCTATTATGGCTATTACTAAAAACACAAATGTACAACGATTAGAGGTTTATCCTCCAGCTGATTCATCAGCAGAAGATACTCATAATGCTGCCCATGAAAATGTCATGGTAGTTTATGAGGACACCATAGATGATCCAAATGACAATGATCTTCCAGTGGTTGCAACAAGAGTAAAACATTTATCAAAATTTGAATCAGATGGCGGAGATGCTACAGACTACTCAGGTGAAGATGCACTTGTGGTTTCTGTCTGCGATGCAATCTGGGCATAATGATAGAATCTTTAATTGGACCAGTTTCCGGTATACTGGATAAGTTTGTCCAAGATAAAGATTTAAAAGAAAAACTCGCTCACGAACTAAAAACTGAACTTCATAGAGCTAACATGGCTCAACTTGAAGTTAATAAAATTGAGGCAAATCATCAGTCAATTTTTGTTAGTGGCTGGAGACCTTTTGTAGGCTGGTGCTGCGGAGTAGCACTAGCTTATCACTTTATACTTGCACCTGTATTAGGACTAATTATAAACATTTATGCACCGGGAGTTTCTCTTCCTGAGTTCGAATTTAGCCAATTATCTACTATACTTATGGGTATGCTAGGTCTTGGCGGCTTAAGGTCTTGGGAAAAGACAAAAGGTGTATCAAGAGAAAAATGAAATGGCTGGATTTAAAATTAACACATTTAGTGGTCTTAACAAAAAGGTGTCTCCAAGACTCCTGCCTGATACTGTTGCCCAAGATACACAAAACTCATTCTTAGATTCTGGCAGACTAGAAGGGTTAAAAAGCGATACAAATCATTCTTCAGAACCAAGCTCTCATCCGGCATCACATATAGATGCAAACACCAGAACAGTATTTCAGATCACTAGCTCTAACTGGTTAACATTTACAGGCGATGTTGATATTATAAAAAGCCCGATAAAAGAAGACCCACAGAATAGATTTTATTTTACACAAAACGGAGTTGATCCTAAGTATGGACCAAGAAGCACACTAGTCAATGGCTCAGGTCCTTATCCAGCATCTTCATTTATATTGGGTTTACCAACCCCAGCAGCATTTACATCAGCACCTAGTGTCAACAATGGTACAGCAGATGCAGGTGCAGCAGTATCTTCAAGGGCATATATTTATACTGAGATCACTGCCTTCGGGGAAGAAGGACCACCGTCAGCAGTTACATCTAATGAAATTGTTGATGCCTCAAATGGAGCTACAGTTACATTAGCTTTGCCAGCAGCGAGTAGTGGAAATTATAATATAGCGAAAAGAAGAATATATAGAACTGATGTTAATGGTGTCTTTAGATTTGTAAAAGATGTGGCTGGGACATCAGCAGGAAACATAACAGAAGATGTCCTAGACGATTTGCTCGGAGAAGAAATAGAGTCCGCAGACAACCTAGCACCACCAGACACAACTTCATCAGATCATCCTGATGGACCTATGATTGGCATAACTTCTCTGCCAAATGGTATTACAGCAGGCTTCTCAGGCAATACTTTGCTATTTAGTGAGGCTTACCTACCGCACTCATATCCACTTGCTAACCAACTAACAACCAAAGATGACATAGTTGCTATAGCTTCAATAGCTTCTGGTTTACTAGTAACAACCAAAGGAAAACCTCTTATGGCATCAGGCACTGATCCAAGTGCTATTGCTATAGTGGAGATTGATGCTAACTTGCCAAATGCCAATAAAAAATCATTAGTTGATATGGGTGAATATGCTATCTATTCCTCTCCAGATGGTTTGGTTTTAGCATCTGCATCAGGAATCCAACTAATTACACAACAGATATTTACCAGAGATCAGTGGCAAGAATATTATCCAGAGAATATTGAAGGTTATGAGTACGAAGGCAAATACATAGGATTTACTTATGATGGTTCTAACAATAATACCAAGAAGGGATTTATTTTTGATCCAAGAGGCGGGGCTAATGCCTTTGTTAATCTAGATTTTTATGCACATGCAGGTTACAACGATAGAGAAAATGATATTTTATATTTAGTTATAGATGGAGTTCTAAAAACATTCTCTAACAATGCAACACGAAGAGCATACACTTGGAAGTCAAAACAATTTTTTTCAAACAGACCTCTATCTCCCGGTGTAGCAAAAGTAGATGCAGATTCTTATAACAGCTTAACCTTTAAACTTTTTGCAGATGGAACTCTTAAACATACACAAACAGTTGCCAATGGTGATGTATTTAGATTACCGGGTGGCTATAGAGCAAAAGAGTTTGAGGTCCAGTTGGAGGGTACAGATACCATAAACGAAGTTTGTGTTTATGAAAGTGCACGGGAGATTACCTAGTGGCAAATCAGTTACTTAACAAAAAAAGAAAAAGACAAGGAGCTAAAGGAACATTCCCTGTACCTAAAGATTTTAGCCCAGAAGGTAAAAGATTTGCTCAACATATAATAGACAACATACAGCAGCTCACCGGGGAAAAGGGAAATGTTTTAGACAAAGCAGTAACCTTCAATGATTTAATTGCATCTGGTCTAGCTAAAAAAAATACTGTAACAGTAAGCTCAGGATCAGCTGGTGCTGGTTTCTTGGGAACCATAGATCAAGGAGTTGACTCTGCAAGCATTCCAACAGGAGTAACTGCTTCAGGTGCTTTTCAAAACATTGTAGTTTCTTTTAATAGACCTCTTTATGCAGGTCATTCACATACAGAGGTTTGGGTAAACAACTCTGATAACTTTGCTACCAAAGTTTTCTTAGGGCAAACATCTTCTACTATCTTTAATCACAGAACAGGAAATGGAGTAACTAAATATTATTGGGTTAGGCATGTTAATAAAAATGGAATAGCCGGATCATTTCAAGATGATAATGGTGTTTTTGCTTCTACTGTAACTGTTGGCACAACTGACATAACTAATTTAGCTGTAACAAGTGCAAAGATACAAGACCTAGCTGTTGATAAACTGACAGGCTCTTTTGCAACTTTTGCTTCTACTGTCACTGGTAACTTAGATGTAACTAATCTAACTGGAACTTTTGCCAACCTAGAAAATGTAGTTACAGGAGAACTTTCAGCAGATTCTATAAAAATAGACAATGTCACAATAGACACAGATGGCAGCGGTAATCTAATAATAAAATCAAATGGTGTTAATCAAGGTCAACTTGCTACTAAAGCTGCAGGTGCTTTTAAAACATTTGCCAGAGGATCAGTAACAATTGGTGCTTCTGGAGAAGGTGGTTCTTATGTAGAAGTAATAAGCTTTGGTACTTCTGGTGGTGGAAACCAGTCTTCTTTTGTTGCAGGAGAGGCAGGAGTTTATTCAGCATTTTATTCTGGTAACTTGGCTGATCCTGATGAAAACATAGCAGGAGATGATGGAGCAGACATATTAATGCAAGTCTATAGTAATACTAATAGCACCATGAACACTTCAAAGACTATGAGACTTTATGCAGAAAGAGGTATGGGTTTTACGGTTGCAACTGTTTTCACAGCAGCAAAAGATGAATCATTTCAAGTAAGAGTTTTTGTTAAAGAGAATAATGGTTTAACTAACAATGCTTTTGTTGATAATAATTTTTTACAAGTTATGAGGATAACTAAGGGACAATAATGAGAAAGTTTAGATTAAGAACCGGCACATTTATGCAGGATTTAAGAAAACAAAGAGACTTAGCTCTGGCTAGATGTGATTGGACCCAAGCTGTTGATAGCCCACTTTCAGATGAAGATAAAACTTTATGGGCTACATATAGACAGGCTCTCAGAGATTTTCCAGAAAATGTAGGGACATATTCTGAAGAAGATGATGTTATAAATTTTCCTAACCCACCCGGCTATGCTGGTGATCAACCGATGCCAGATATTAGTATACCAACACCTACTCCTGAACCAGAGTAAATTTTTTGATACATTATGCAAAAAATGGTATCTTACAAACAATGCTAACTAAAGTAGATGTAAGGGTTTACTGGGATTTAATAGCTCAGGGTATTTGGGAAATAAAAAATACTTCCAACCCGGACTGGAAACCAGAAGACATTTATGCAGCACTACTTAATAATGTAGCAGAGTTGTATATTGATATAGACGAAGAACCTTGTGAAAGTTTTATTATTTTACAAGAAAAGCCTAATATTTTTATGCCAACTAAATCATTTTTGATTTGGATTGCGTATGATAAAAGAGGCGGAGCAGCTAGTAAGTATATGTCTCATATAGAGCAAATGGCAAAAGAACGAGGTTGTAATAAAATTGAGTTCTGGACACCGCATAAAAAACTAGCCAAAGCGTTGGAATCAATAGACTATGAAACTAAACTATATGTAGTGGAGAAAAAAATATAATGTCATTCGGTGGAAGTGGATCAACAACAATAAAAGATACAGCATCACAAAAGGCTTTAGCCTCAATAGCTGCACGAAGATTTAATCTTTATCAACAGTACTATGTCCCATTAGAAAATCAATATATAAGTGATGTTTATAGTATGATGGATCAATCTGCATTCGATACTGTCTCAGGTTTCGTCAATGCAGCAACTCAACCACAATTTCAAGCAGCAGCAAAAAATATGCAGAGCATGGCATTCCAAAGAGGTATGGACCCTATGAGCGGTCAGTTTCAGGCTAGGTCAGAAGAAATGGCAAGAACACAGGCAAGAGGTCAATCAGATGCTTTAGCTCAGGGTTTATCATCACAAGTTGATAGATATTATCAAGGCATGCAAAATATTATTGCTATGGGTCAAGGTCAAGCAGGAGATGCTATACAGGGCTTAGGAGATATTGGTAAGCAAGCACAAGGAATAGCTGCGGCAAGAGCAAGATCAGCCTTAGCTGGAGACCTTTCTAGAAGCCAAACTATAGGAACAGCAATTGGCACAGGCATAGGTTTGTCTAGTATGGGAGATAATTAATGGCATTCTACACACAAGGCGGAGGTTTGTTCCAAGGTCAAAATACTTATGTCAACCCATATAGACAAGGTGATCAATCTGCTCAAGATACTTTAGCTGATCTTTACGAAGCTGAGTTTCAGGACTATTTAAATAGATTCTTTCCAGTAGAACAAGACTTAATAGAGCAAATGACCACAGGTTTTGGAGAATTGCAACAAGAAGAAATAGGTAGAGCTCAAAGAGCAGTAGCTAGACAATACTCAAATGTTAGAGGACAAGAAGGCAGAAGAATGTCTGGTTTTGGATTAGCATTAAGACCAGAATCAGGTAACGATTTTAGAAGATCAGAAACTTCAGCTTTAGTTGCAGCTAGAAATTTTGCTAGAATAAGATCAGAACAAAGAAGATCAGATGTACTTTCCGGTGGTCTTGGAAGTGCAATGAATGAAAGGAGTGCATTAGGTGGCTAAAGGATTATTAGGAGTTGGAGCTCTACAAAAAAAACAAGCTATGTCAGGATTGACTCAAGCAGCTGGATTAGAAGCACAACAAGATATTGCTGAAGAACAACTTTATCAACAAAGAAAAGCAGCTCAAGCCCAAACAACAGGGACTATGACTGCGGTTGGAGCTTATGTTGGGGCTGGTACTGCTGTTGGCGGTGTTCCCGGTGCAGTTATTGGGTTTTTAATAGGGAAGTTATTCGGATGAGTTTTGGTAAAGGATTTAATGATAGCTTAAGTGTCATGTTAAGCATGGATAGGCTTAACCTTTTAAAAGAAGAACAAGAGCTTTCAAAAGATAGAGAAGCAGAAGTTACACAAGATATAGCTAATGTTGATCCAGACTTAGCTGGACAATTTGCTGAAGGCACTACTGTTAGAGAGGCTGGAGATATATCAACATTAAGAGCTCAACAGGCACAAATAGAATCATCTCAAGCAACAACAAGGTTAAGGGGTCAACAGTCAGATACAATTGATATTGAATTAGAGGGCTATCGTGAAAGGCTGGCAACTTCTGATGCTACTTCACAAGCAAACTTAAGAAATATTGAATTATCTAATGAGAATGTTGAGATGGATAACATTATAAAAAGGAAAGGGATTACTAATCAACAAGACTATGACAATGCTAGAACTTCTTTAGATATATTGAACGGTTTGATGGTACATGCAAACGATAAAACTTTTATGGAATCAAAAGGAACATCAGCTTATGATTTAGTTATAAATGGTTTTGCAGAACAAGCTAATACTTTAGACAGAGCAGGTTCAGTAGACCTTCTTTCAATGTTAGATAAAGACTATGCAAAAAACATGATAGCACTGGAACCTTTATTTCAAGCATTGCAATCTGATGGAGGATTAGAAAATGTTAATTTTGGTGACTACAACACAGAACTAAACAAAATGCTCGATATAAGAAAAAATGAATTTATTGGAAAAACATTTAAAAAATCAGACGGAAGTAAAGCAAAAATAACGGGTTTAAATATAGATTTTAATTCTTTAGAAGCTGTTTCAGGCTCAGAAAGATCAGGTGGCAATGTTTTACTTAAAGCAACATTTAGTCTTGACGATGGTACTGAAGCACTATCATATATCCCAGATTCAACAAGAGCTGTCATAAGTGAATCATTAGAATCTACAGATGCCTTCTCAATTTCTCTAAATGATTTAATGGACACAGCATCATCCTCTAGAGCTATAATACAAAATGCATTAAATCCAAATAATGTTGCAGTTTTTCAAGTTGCAGCTGATGTGAATGAAAGAAGAAAAAACCTATATGAAACAGACCCAAGAGAATTAACAAACATTAACAATAAAGCCATTGAGACATTTGGTGTTTTATCAAACAGATTTGCCCAACTACTAGCAATGGACTCTCAATTGAATAGAGAAATAGTCTCTATTGGTGGTTCTGATGCAGGTAAAGAAAGTGAATCAATTGCTAAATTAAATTCTAAATATAACTTTTTAGATGATGTTGATGTGCTCACTGCCTCTGAAGCAGAAGACCTTGGTATCGATGCCGAAGATGGGCAAATTTATTACAGATTCAAAAGAGATGAAAACAATGTACCAATTAAGTCTGTCAGGCAATCACTAGTTGATCAAAATGTTCCAAGCATAGAAGAAATATCAAATGGACTAAAAGCAGGCACACCATTTGAAAAAACAAAAACAGAAACAAGAGTACAACAAACATATAATATTGGTGGAATTTCAGTAAGTAGAACCGATTCTTTAGATTCTGTTTTGCCGCAAATTAAAAATAGTAATCCACAAATAGATGCTGCTGATATAGATAATTACATAGCTGCGGCAAGAATAGCAGCAAGAAACAGAGGACTAGGAGAATTGTCAGATCAGGCAATATTAGACTTATTGTCTAAATATCCTTTGCTAAGGTAACAATGTGGCAGATTCAAGATTTACACTTACAGACCCATTCTCACTCTTACCAGAAGATGAGAAGAAGAAGCTTGCAGACGAAGCTTTAGGTCTGACAGAAAAAGAACCAGAGGTTGTTCAACCTAAACTTAATGAAGAAGATTTTGTTAATGATTTTCTAGAAGAGCAGAAAGCCAGAGAAACTTCTTATGCCCCAAAAAGTTTTCTCGGAGAACTAGGTGCAGGGGTTTCTGCTTCATCAAAGGGACAATTAATTCAAGGTTTTGTTTCAGGTATTAAAAATATTCCAAGCACCATATCACAAGCCATTCTTGACAACGAGTTTGAAAAAATTGAAGAAGAAGCTCTTGTAGAAACTGGACAAATATCTCCACGCAAACCATTAGGCTTTGGAACAACTTTCGGTGAAGGTGCAGCTGGTAGGTTATTTGTACCGCAAGAAACTAAGTTTATGCGAGACTATCAACAAGAAAAAAAAGATACTTTCAACGCTTTGCCTCAAGTAGAAAAAATAAATTATGTTAATAACTATTTAAATGCTTTAGATAAAAATTATGATAAATGGGAAGCAGAACAAAAAAAAATAGAAAAAAATACTCAAGGTTTAGGCAAAACTGCTAGAGCTGTTTCAGGTGGTGTTACATCTTTTGGTATTCAGGGTTCGAGCTTTGCCTTAACTCTAGCAACTAAAAACCCTACTTGGATGTATGCAATGCTACCAGTATTTGGCTACATGGAAAGAGGTGCTTCTTATAGAGAGGCTAGAATGTCAGGACTATCTCACAGAGATGCTATGCGAGTATCTGGCATGAATGCTGCATTTGAGGTTGGTACTGAGTTAGCTCCTCTGCCATTTGTTACTAAAACAATGAAAAAATATTGGAAGACTCATGGCAGCTCACTACAAGAATTTGCTAGAGATGGAGCCGAAACATCGTTTAAAAATACTGTTGCGGAAAATGCTAATACTTTTTTACAAGAAACTAATAAACTTATAGGCGGAGTTCAAACAGAACTTGCAGTAGCTTTAGCAAACAAAGATAACCCAGAATACGATGGTCCAGAATGGTATGAAGTTATGGTAGATAATGCTTACATGACAACCATATCATCATTAGTTAGTTCTGGCGGTATGGTGTCAGCACAAGGTGTAGCAGCATTTGGACCCGACATACAAAAAAATGTTCTGAACACTTTTGATAAAAATGTATCAAGACAAATAGCTAGAGAACTAAATCTTATAATAAACAGATCAGAAGCACAGTTTAAAGCTCTCGATGATACTTATCAATATGTTTTTAAATCTGGTCTTTTAGACCCATCAAAATCAATGGTGGGCACAGAAACACCTGAAGAGGGACCAAAAGATTTTTATAATATGTCTCCTGAGCAATACTTAGCTCCAACAAGACAGTCATACTACCTTAAGAATCCTGAAATATTGCCAGATGAATATTTTGCTGAAAGAATTTTAGCTAGAGACCTTGTTCAAGAAGACCTTACTGAGGCTGAAAAAACACTAGTAAGAGAATATGCTTCAGAATTTGCAACTGAAGACTTTGATCCAGTTGAATCTGTTGAGCAAGCAAGAAAAGTTATGAACATCATGCAAGATGATAACATATTAAATGTTAATGATTTCAACAATAAAGTCGAAGAAAGAATAGTTCAATACAATAATCAAATAGAAGCTGCTAAAGAAAAAAGTCCAGAAAAAGTTGAACAGTTAGAAACAGACAGAAAAACTTTAGTTGATTATATTAATAAGAATGTTCCTAAAACTGAAGAGCAAACCTTACAGATAAAAACTTATGGCACTGATTATAAAGGAGAATTGTATGACGATGGAGACCTGAACACATCTCATATGTCTACTGTTGAAGCCATAAGAGACAGACCGGAGAGCATAGAAGATCAAATAAAACAAGAAACAGACCCTAGAGACATTGAAAGAGTTCAAAATGAAATACTAAGACCATTATTATTTGATAAAGAAAATTTCAAAATTGCTTTTTACACGGGTAACAACACGCCAGATTTTGAAAAGGTTTTACCAGAAGAACTTTCTGCCGATTTATCGATACAAGATTTAAGTGGTTCAGCTTTCACAGCGAATGTAAGGGACCTTACTGAAGAAGAATCTATTGTTATAGCAGAAGTTATAGACAACTTAACTAAACAAGGAATGCCTGAACAAGTTTTTAGATTAATTCCTTTTCTAGGAGTAGGGGGAACAGAAAAAGGTAGTGTTTCAGAATATCTTGGACAATATAAACTTAATTCACAAACTGTTCTTTTAAGCCCTTCAATTATTTTAGATTTAAAAAAATATAAAAAAAATATACAACCAGACCTTGATATTAATAACCCCCCTCAAGATGTATTAGATTACATTACTGCATCTAGGGCTGATCTACAACAGACACTAGCCCATGAAATGGCTCATGCAATAGATTATATAGCTGAACAAGAAAGCTTTGCAGCTACATCTCCACTGTTTGAAAGCATTGACATTGATGCTGAGTTTTCAAAAATAGCTGAAAATAATGGTCTTGACCCTGATCTTAGCATGGCAGGGGTCATGAGAAGGCTAGACATTGATAATGTTATAAATCATAAATTCACAACAGGTGGTCAAATATTTAAAGAACTTTTTAATCTTTACTTAGTTTCAAGAACAGGACCAAACCAAAGCCCATTAGGAGGAAGACTGCTATCCTATCCTTTTGATAAATATCTAGCAGAAATCAACATGGGGAGAACAGAAATCTATGATGATGATATTGAAACTTTTCTTAAGTCAGAATTATTCGCACAAGCTTATGGTTTGTATTATACTAATCGTAGGATTCTTAAAAACTATGCTCCAAGAACCTTAAAATTAATAGAAGATATAAATAATGCAACCACTGATAACAAACTTGCAACGCTTGGTCTCCGAATACGAGATGCTTTTCAATCAAGTCGTTCCGATGCAGATTCTCAAATATACACCAGAAGAACAGCTGGAAGAGATATTGCAGAAGTCTTTGGACCAGAAGCAGCCTATCGAAGAGTGGAGAGAACTACTGAAAGACAAAGAGACAGTGTTCAAATTCCAAAGAAAGACTCCGCTGCAAGCAACTATGTCCCAATCGGACAACTCAAGCTAGCCGAAACAACTAAAACATTTTCAGGCTCACCAAAAAATGCAGATGGTTCTTTTAGAAACACTCAAAAAGATTTTAATAAATTAGCAAAAGATTTAGTTAAGCTAGCAGAAAATCCATTATCACTTATAGATCAAAGTAGAAACTGGTATAAGAATGTTAATGATGAAATAGATAATCTAACCAGAGGCAATGCTAAACTAAAAGAAGATGTTCTTAGACTATTGACAGTATACTCTTCTCAAACTCCAGTAGAAACTAACCTAGCATATACACTAAGATCATTAGTTGCCCTAGCAAAAAATGGTGATCCACTGCCCGGCTTCCAGCCAGAAGCTGGTGAGTTTGCTGCAGAAGCTTTAGCAGCACAAGACTTTGGTCAGAAACTTCCGGGGGTGGGTTTCAAACTGCAAAGTTTCTATGAAAACCTTACAGGCAAAAACCCTGATGCAGTAACTATGGACACTTGGATGTTCAAATTGCTAGGCTTTGATAAATTACAAAATAAATTAGCTAATCACAGATATGGTACAGCTGTAATTCAAGAAGCTACAAAACTTTACAATGAAAAGAACAATGACAATCTTACTCCAATGGAGATGCAAGCTGTTCTTTGGACCTATGCAAGAAACAAAGAATTACAAGCTAAAGGCAAACCAGCAGAATATGTTGGTTATGAAACATTTATAAATAAAGCCAGTGCAACAGCAACAACAGAAGTAATTCCAACCCCATCACTTCCTGAGTTCAAATTCGGGGAAAAATTAAATCCAAAAGCTAAAGCCATGATGACTAGAGATTTACTTGAAGCTATAACAACATCTAAAGGCAAGAATATGATCATGGACCTATTCCCGGGCACAGGTCTCTACAAGTTCTCACATAGCTTCGGAGCTTATAATGGTGAGATTAATCCTAATATAGTAACTAGTTTGCTATTAGAAAAAGTTCAGGGTGAACAACAGTTTAGTAGTATTGATTTATCTTATGCTGATGATTTCTTAAGAGCATGGGGTTATGTCTTTAGACAGGATGCTGTCCCTTATTTCGTTGCTAATGAAAACATAAGTGAGCAAGAAATAAACGATATGACCAATGAGGCTGTTAATTTTGGTACTGAAGTTTCTTTCGTAGACTCAAAAACAAATGCTCCTATTGATCTCAATGATGTTTTAAGAAAACAATTAAACGAAGCTCTAAGAAAACAGGGCATCGATGGGTTTACTCAGTTAAGTGCTAATGAAATTGGTATTATTAATTTTAAATTTAAAGGGCAGGTTGTTGAAAACTTTAATGAAAAAATAGAATCAGCCTTAGAGAGTGTTGGGTTAGAAGGTGCAAAAGCTGACATTACTCATGACATACGATACAATACACAGTATCTAATTAATAATTGGAAAGAAAAACCAGATGGAACTGAATATCTCAAAGGCAGACTCGAAAACAAAAGCATACAAAAGGGGCTTGTTCGTATCAGGGCAAAGGTTGATGCAATCTTCGACAAATACAGAGCAGGAGACTATGACACAGGAATCGATGGAGCCTTCCCAACCACAGGACAAGGCGGACCAAGTTTAAAAAGAGAGGTCTCCCCATTACCATCAGATCAACAGCTTCTAATAGAAGAGTCTTTAGATAATTTACCGCCAACTCCACCACCTCCACCGGGAGGACCAGACCCAGACGAAAACTTTTCACTTAAAGAAATGACATTTTTCGCTAGAGAAATGGAAAAACTTAACATTACGGTTGCTAATAAGTTTGGCAGAATATGGACTATAGAAGAAAACCTTATAGAACAATTTGGGGAAAGAGAAGTTTTAAAAAGACTTAAAGAGCTTGGTGTTGATACAAGTAAAAGAGACTGGCGAGTTACCACTCAAACAGATATATTTTCTGGCAGAATAAAAGATTTATTAAGAAATATTAGAGAAGATCATTTTGAGCCTTTGATAGACTTTTTACAATCAAAAGGCATAACTGAAACAGAATACAATCACTTTATTTATAATTTACATGCTCCTGAAAGAAATGCTTACTTGCCTACTAAGTTTGCTGAAGATTTAAATAAAGCAGAGCAAGAACTTGCCGAACTAGAAAAAAGCAGATTATCAACTAAACAAACATTAGCTAATGCTAGAAGAAAAGTAACAACATTAAAAAACAAAATTAAAAAAGCTGAAACAGGTTCAGGAATATCAACAGCTCAAGCTGTAGCTACATTAAAAAAATATGGTGTTATATTTGATTTGAACACTATGGAAGCAAGAGGCTCTCTAACAAAAGGTAAAAACTTATTAGAAGCATTTAATAGGTACCATAAGCCTATGATGGACTACACCAGAAAAATAATGACTGATAGTGGTTTAGAAACAGAGCAAGCTGTTCAAGAGTGGAATGCAAGGTACAAGTACTATGTTCCTTTACAAGGTTTTGCCGAAGACACTCTCATTGACCCTAAAACGGGAAGAGAAATAACAAGGAAACAATCAAAAAGCGGTTTAATCAATAGTCAAATGACTGTTGCGGGATCATTAGTCAAAGAAGCTAAGGGAAGAGAGTCTATAGCAGCAGCACCTTTACAACAATCAGTAGTACAAGCATCATCAGCAGCTATACAAGCAGAAAAAAACAGAGTAATTAAATCATTAGCTGAACTTGCTAGAGCTTTTCCTAGCAAAATGTATAGTGTTTCAGAAGATGTGGGTGATCTTATTGTAGGCTCTAAGTGGGATGAAACAAAAGGATATTCAAGGGTTGGTTTTAGAGAAAATGGGGAGCAAAAATATGTAGAAATCTATGACAAATTGCTAGCCAAGGGTTTCGATAATTTTGATACCAGTGTTTCTGGAGCATTTATGACTGGCATGAGAGCTGGAACTAGATGGCTTTCTATGGTTAATACATCTCTTGACCCAACATTTATGATCAATAACTTCCTTCGTGATGTACAAACAGGTTTTTATAATTTGCTGGCAGAAGAAGAAATAGAAGGCGGCAGAGCAAGAGGCTTAGAAATAGCTAACAAATATTACACAAGTGTTAATATTCTTAATAATGCAAAACAGCTTATTAGGTTTGAAAATAATAGAGCTTTAAATCTGCCTTTAGATTTAGCTAAAGAAATTAGAAACTTAGAAGACTCAGAGTTCACACCAGAAAAAATTACTGAATTAGAAAAAAAATACTCTGCTTTTTCTTTTAGTCAAAAGAATCAAGTAACACCCGAAAAAATAAAATTGCAGATGATGCTAACAATGTTTAAAAAATATGGCGGTGAAACTGGTTACATTGAATCAAGAACAGTTGACAAGCTGACAGACGAACTGCAAGACATGATGGAAATGTATCAAGGCACATTTAAAGGGAACCTCAAACAAGGAACAAATAAAATATTCAAATTTATAGAAAGATATAATATGGGTATTGAAAATGCAGCTAGGTTTACAGCATTCCAAGGTTATGTTGAACTAATGGGTGGGATTGATAATGCAAGTCCAGCTATATTTGAAAGAGCAGCTGCCCTTTCTAAAAACTTAACAGTTAACTTTAACAGAATGGGAACCATGGGACCTACAGCTAATGCCCTTTATATGTTCTTCAATGCTAGTATCCAAGGAACAGTCAACACATTCAGAGGAGTCAATCCGCTGGACAGAAATTTTTACGCTTCAAGAAAAGGTAAAGCAATTATTGGAATGATGGGAGTAGCTTCTTTGGCTGCTATGTACAATCTTTTAACTGCCGATGAAGATGATGATGGCAGAAACATGTATCACAAAATACCTGATTGGGAGAAACAAACAAAATTTATTTTCATGTTACCCGGTGTCGAAGTTGATGGTAAAGGAGAATTAAGTGTTGAGTCTTGGGGAGCTGGTAGTAAATATTTTACTGTAGACTCAAACGGCAATAAAAAAGAAATTGGTTTAAGCATACCAATGCCTTATGGATATGCTTTCTTTGCCAATGTTTCAAGAATATCTACAGAATTATTGCTTGCTAAAGAACTAGATAACTATGATTATGATGTTTCAGATGCTGCTAAAGAGTTTGCACACTCTTTAATGCACAACTTCTCTCCAATACCTTATGCTACAGAAGGAAACTTTTTTGAAAATATTGCAGTATCAGCACTACCATCATTAGCCAAACCAGCCGGAGAGCTAATGATAAACAGAGATCACTTTGGATCACCTATTTACTATGAACCATACTTTAATGACACAACACCTAAATCTTATAGAGAAAATAAAAAAGTTCCTGAGTTTATACGAGGCATTACAAGAACAATTAATGATGCTACCGGTGGTAATGAATTTTATGCAGGTGAGGTTGATATTGATCCAGCACCATTTGTTTATCTGTTTGATCAGGGTTTTGGGGGTTTGGGTCGAACTGTTAGAAGAACATGGAATTTTGCTACTAATCCAGACAGACCTGAAATAAGGCAGATACCAGTCCTTAGAAGAATTACAACTCAAGCAAATGATAGAATAGATGTTGAATACTTTTACGAAAATGCAGCAGAAGTTGAGAGGGCAGAGAACGCATATAGAAAACTTATGGAATCGCTTGACCCATCAGAGGAGCCAGAAGAATTTTTAGATAGAATTAACTTCCCATTAGAAAGTTTAGGCAACACTTTTAATGCTTACGCAACAAAAAGGTATGGGAACAATAGTTTGCTTGCAGCTACAGAAAAACAACTAAAAGAAATAAAAAAACTACAAGAAATTGCTAAAGAAGATTACTACGAAAAAAATCGTAAGAAATATTATGAAATTTATAATGATCTTGAACAAGAAGAAATTGAAATTATGAAAGAGTTCAACAAAGTTTACAGAGATGCTATTAAGGAAGGAAGGTAGAAAGCAGGACCAGTTAACAACTTAACTAGAATGAGGGGAATAATAAAACTGATTCACTAGCCCTGCAAAAAGGTTAAAAAATTATGAATAAATCTAAGATATCAAACTATTACTGTTCTCACAAGCATCGTTTAAATAGTCTTGTGATAGGTGAGCATACCTATTAACTATATTAAAGTCTGACCAACCACCAAGATGTTGCAAAGTATGTAATGGTGTACCATTCATAACATGATGAGTAGCCCAAGTGTGCCTTATGTCATGCCATCTAAAACCTTCTAGCCCACATTTTTTTAATGCATTATACCAGCCAGTGTTTGATGCTTTCCTTATTCTTCTGCCAGCGTAAGTGAATACATATGGACTGGTTTTTTCTATACTGTTTAGTAACTGTTTGCATTTAGAGTTTAATGGAATACATAAGGGTTTTCCGTTTTTAGTCTCTTCAGCAGGTATGGCTATTTGGTTTTCTTTAACATTTTCCCATTGCAGGCTAAAGCAGTTGGACATCCTCACCCCAGTCAAAAGAGAGAAGATAAAAGGTTGCACGAGGTGTTTCGGTAAGGTCGAAACCAACCTATCAATATCTTCTTTAGAGAAATACTTATGGGAGTTGCCTTTTTCCCTAACTCTCTTAACAATTGGCTTGGAGTCCAACCAGCCTAGCTCTTCATAAGCATACATAAGTATTGCCCTGAAGTAACTTAAATAACGATTCACTGTGCCGGGTTTTCCTTTTATGCCTGACCTAGCTTTCGCTATGTGTTCTTTTGTAATCTTGTTTATATCCCAACCACTAAATAAGCCATCGAAATATTTCTTATAGGTATAGTCGTTCTTACCTATATTTTTGAATCTGTAATATTCTTTAATTGTGTTTTCCCAAGTCTTCATAATTTAAATGGCTCGTTTTGTTCGCAAGTGAGCCACCCTCACGCAAAAAGGTTGTATAGAGACAACCATGAACTGGGCTCGTTTTGCCTTCTTGGGAGAGCCAGACCCTCAATGAGCGGAATACGAAATCTTAAAAACAAAACCGCTGGGCATCCAAAAATCATATTATTCTTCTATACCGTAAAAGATGTTAAATAAATGTCTTGCTGTCGATTTAGTTAAACCAGACATTCTTAAGTACTTGTATGCCTTATCTCTTTCAGCTTCAACATCTTTTTTAGTGTGACCACGATGAGCTAACTCTTGCAGCCAGTCTTCTATCTGTGATCCAACTCGCATAGCTTCTTCTCCGAAATATTCCATAGTTACTCCTTCAAATCCATATTTCATTGTGCTTTCTCCGCATCAAGTTCCGCATCAATTATTTTATCTCTGCGAATCCTTACATATTCTTTGAGAGCTGCGTGTAGTTCTTGCCATGAGTCGCAGTAGTGTGCATCGTAATATGGGTCCCTTTCATCTTCATCGTCAAAATCGTCTGACCCAAACCAAAAGGTACAAGAGTGAGACATAAGATCACATTCTGTAACAATAGTATCCCATGAAGAATTTTTATGAATATTGCTTATATTTTCATAATCTGTGTCATCGAACCAAAGGTAATCATGTTTTTTTAATAAAGCATAACAACTTCTTTTCCATGTTTTTTCTTGTTTCCAAATTTTTATTTTATTTTCTGTTTTAGAAATACCACTACGAATTTGTTTAAGACTATCTTCTTGCTCATCAATTTGTTTTTTTAATTTTTTAATAGCTAAAAATTTTTTTACTCTGGAAGCTTGTAGTTTAGTTTTTTCTTCTTCGTAGATTTTTATTGCATAATTTTCTCTAATCATTTTTGATTTCCTCAAAACTTTTAGAGCTAGAAATTTGGTCCCACTCTGCTCTAGTTATTCTACTGAATTGCTTCCTGCCTGTTGGCTTGACCCAGACCCACTTGTGTCCTATTGATCTTACCTCCAGTATCATTCTTCCGGCTTTCCAAGAGCCCATAAAGAAATTGTTAAAGATATATTTTTTATTCATAAATCCCTCATATAAATAATTCATAATACAAAGAATACACTAATTACAAACAAAGTCAAGTTATGTGACAAACACAATCTTTGAATAATTCTATTGGGATCAAACAAGCAAGCTTAACTTGAGTGTCGCCATCTCCTAAAATTTCCTGACAACGGATGTTGTTAATAATAATGCATTGTATTATTTTTTTGGGTGTGGTCCAAAGATATTCTTTTCCTGTGTATATGATCCAATAGTCAGCTTCTGTTGATAGCAGGGCTGATGGTTTGTCATACATAAGAACTTCTATAATAATGTTGCCAGTTTCTTGGCTTTTGTAATCTGCTTTAACCTCAACTTTAAGATTACTCTCAGGTATGTAAATGTCGTATGGTTTGAATTTTCCGGGAATAAGAACAGCAGACGGATATTTTTGATTAATTTTATTAAGAACTTTTAGTTCAAGTTCTTGTCCAATCTTTAGGTCTTTTTGGAATGCTTTTGTGCTTTGGCTTTCTGAACTTCTTGCCATCTTTTTTCTTGATTTATAACTTGTCTGATTTTATATCCAACCGCAGCATTTTTAATGTTTATTATTTTTCTATCTATTTCTGGAAGAAAATGCCAGTTAGCTATTTCTGTTTCTGTTCTACCGCATGTTGTGCAAACTTGATCACCAAAAGATGTTGAACAAATTTCACCAGTGCAAGGGACTCCTGAGAGTGATGATTCACCCTGTAAAGAGGAGAGCCTCTCAGAACCTGAGAGACTCTTTTCTAGTTTTGCATCCATTTGCCTTACTCAGAAGAATCTTCTCCATCTGTATCAGATGTATCTGATTCTACTTGATTTTCAGCTTCTTGTACAACAGTAAACTTGCTTGGCAGAAGACTTGTTAATTGTCCCTGATCCACTTGATTACCTAATTGCACTAGCCTAATAACCTCTGAGAGAATTGGCATGATGTTTTGAGCATGGAAGTTAAGAATATTAAGTTTATTCACTGCCTCTTGAGACAATGCTTCAGTTTCATACTCTCTTAATTCGCCATCAATATTTAAATTGATAGTTTTCATGGCTTCTTGCCCTTCAGCGTTTACAATTTTACCCATATTTCCTCCTTAGAAAGGTATATCGTTATCTGACCCACCTGAAGCAGGTGCAGAACTTTGTGTATCGTCTTTCAACTTTACACTAAAACTAAGTATAGGAGATTTTTCGTTAGATTTCTTGGGGTCTTGTTTCCAAGCATTTAACCAATACTCCTTACCATCTACATTGATATTCCCAGTAAAGTCTGGGTGTTTATCAGTCTTTTTATCGACACTTTTCCAAATCGCTCCACGATTAGTATTATCAAAATCCGCCATATTAGCTTCCCTCCTTGGCAGCCCAATCACTTAAAACCTTATTTACAATATAAGCAACCTTTCGGTCAAAGAATCTATGCTTAGGGTCTTTAGAAACCTTAGTCATAGCATTGTAAACAGGCTCGTCAATTCTTGAGCTAATAGATTTTTTAGTTGTTTTATCTACAACCATTTAGTTATCCTCCATTAGTTTGGTATAAATTCTAGAATCTCCTTCTGATCTGTATCCTTCGATAGTTTCAAAAGGTATGTTCTGGTCTTTAACCAATCTACTATAGTTGATACGACCCTTGGCTTGTGTCATGTGACACTTCACTTTAGTCGTGCTAAAAGCTCCACGATGTTTTTTTATTAACATCGATGAGAGTTCTTTTTTTCTTGGTTCAAGAATTTTTTTCCTCTCTTCAAGCTCCTTTAGCTCTTTTAAGACAGATGTTAGCTCAGATGAACTACTATCTTCTTGTACATTTTTATAATTTATTCCGGGTTCTTCTTTGTCCTCAGACCATCTAGCTATAAACTCGGGGTCTTTAGATGCTTTGGCATACCAATCCATAAATTCTTTTGCTTTAGGTATATATTTTTCAGCCCAGTTAGGGTCTCTTTCTACCCACTCTTGGTGGCTGTCGTTTTCATACCATTGAAAAAATAACATTTCATCTATGTCCATACACTCCATGCCTAGTTGCATTTGATGCCAATAGTTTCTTTTTTGATCTCTTACATTAGAAACCGGTTTAGTTTGAGGACACTTGATTTCTACTGCTGAAATTTTACCTTTTCTTCCTTTGATAAGAACACCATCAGGAGACATTCCTAACCAGCTATACTCAGGATGAACAACAAATGATGGTTGTGTAATTTGATAACCCATGTCTTTAAGTTGTTGCAAAGCTTTTGGCTCGCTATTTTTACCATGTGTTATGGCATACATAGCTCTTTGATCGAATGGGTCTTGTGTTAGATTATGATCTCCACGATACATATCTCTACCCAAAGCTTCCCATTGATCTCCTTTAGCCCATGCACATTCTTTTACTGCTCTAGGTATTCTAGTACCAGTAATTCTGCTTTTTCTTTGGTCATGCCAAGCTTGTGTTCCTTGCTTAATCATCTTTAGTAAACCTTATATATTCAAGATTAATCTTCTTAAGAAGTTCTCTATCTCCAGAAAGTTCTGCTGCTTTAACATAGTTCTTTAAAACATCTTCAGCATCATCAGGATCAATCAAACCATCAAGGTCGGCAATAAAAGAGTTTACTGTTTGCAGGTGATCGTCTACCTCCTCATCATCTTTTTCTATGCCTTCCATTTCAGGCTCAACAACAGATTCAAATGGCACACAAAAAGTTTCTAGTAAAGCATCTCTGAAAGCAAAAGATTTTGCTGCTTCTAAGTCTTTGCCCTGATTAGATTTGCTGTGTCCTTCATATGATCTTTCGACATAAGAGCCATCAAGCGTACAGTACAACCTTACCTCACCAGTTATTCTTGTGAGAGTGTTTTTGCCATCTTCCAAAAACTTTGTTGATACTTTAATATTCTGTGGCAGAATGATTATGTTATTTTCAGCTAATGGTTTAGAAAAAGCTTGGATAACTTCTTTAATCCCTCTGTATTTATAGCCTTGAAATTTATTCTCAGCTGATAACGCAATTGGGTTCTCCATCATGTACTTTTGTACACTTTGAAGAGCACTATTTATTTTAGTAGTCATAATATTTATTTCCTTTGCGTGTATAGTAAACAATTATTTAATTTAATTCAACACTTTACATTGTTTATTTTTTAGTTTTAAATATTGCAAATGAGGAATAATAATGTCAGTAGAATACATAACTAAAATTAGAAAAGTAAAAACGAAACCAATACCGAAATACCTTTTACTTGTTTTAGCTAATTATGCAGATGAAAATGGACAGTCTTATCCATCACACGAAACATTATGTGACTGGACAGGATTATCATTGACAGCCGTCAAATCTAATTTAAAAAAACTAAAAGATGAGGGTCTTATTACTTGGGTCCAAAGAAAAAACAACAGCAATCTTTACAAAATTGAGGTGGGGTCGTTAGAAGACTACAGAGGGTCGGGAAACGACTACAATACTAAAGAACATACTAAAGACATATATATATTAAAGTTGGATGAAATTAATAAAATTTATAAGAAAGTAACATCAAAAACTTTTTACCATCATTCAGCCAATTCTTTTAATGCTGAAGCTAGATGGAAATTGCTAAAAGATTTAGCTAAGAAAGGAATTATCTCACCCAGAACCGGGAAAAAAATTGATCTTACAACAGAAGAGTTTTGGTTTTCATACTTTGAGATAGCTAACAGCGAGGGGCACAAGAAATGGATAAGATCATTCTGGGACAAGAAACCAACACTGAGAACAATGCTTGGAACAAATCAGTTCGAAGCAATTATAGAGAGGAGATATGGATAGTTACGAATTAGAGTCAAGCCTGCTGGGTTCAATGCTTTTAGACAGCAGATATTTTAAAAAATCACAAGAAGATGGTTTGTTGCCAGAGGATTTTGAAAACAATACTTTTAAAAAAGCATACGCAGTTATGATAAAGAAACAAGCTTCAGATGTTATTACTGTTAGAGCAGGTATAGATGAATTAGAACACGACACTATAAATAGTGCCATGCGTGACTGCATAACGGCAGCAGGTTATACAACTTGGATAAAGTCTATGCATGAGAAGACTGCTAATAACAAACTTCTAAGGCTTTCAAAAGAAATTCCTAAGATAGTGTCTGAAGACATTGATATAAAAGAAAAGGTTGATCGTGTTAATAGTTTAGTTATAGAAAATAAAGTTACAAAAAATGTTGGTGCACCCATCCAAGTAAATGAAATATTCCAAACAGTAGAGGAAGAACTTAAGAATGCAGAATTAATTTCTAGGAACTTGGTCAAGACAGGTTTCGACAAAATCGATGAAAAGATAAAAGGTTTCAAATCAGGTGATCTTGTAGTTGTTGCTGGTAGACCCGGCATGGGTAAAACTACTTGGGCATTAAATGTTGCAACCAACAACATACATCAGGGAAAAAATGTTTTGATATTCAGTTTAGAAATGACCAATGAACAGCTCCTCAAAAAGATAGTGAGCTCAGAGTCATCTTTGAGTATGGATTCATTGCAAACAGGCAACCTTACAGAAAGCCAATGGCAAGAATTTGTAAAAACAAAAACAAAATATTCTGATAAAGGTTTATATATTTATGATAAGTCTCCTATAACAATTGAGACACTCATAAATAAAACAAAAGCAATACAAGCTGTAACCGATATTGATCTTATCGTTGTTGATTATCTACAGCTGCTAATGACATCAAGCAAGGCACCAAGCAACTCAGACTCAAGGGCTGCTAGCATGAGCTATATATCTAATCTTCTGAAAGGGCTGGCAAAAGAAATCGGATGTCCTCTCATTTCGTTATCACAATTGAATCGGGGTGTAGAAGCGAGAACAGACAAACGACCAGTTCTTTCAGACTTAAGAGACTCAGGATCAATAGAACAAGATGCAGATATGGTTATAATGTTATATAGGCAAGAATACTATGATGCGTTAGACACTGGTTTAGCTGAAATAATTATTAGGAAAAATAGAATGGGTATGACAGGAGATTTTGAATTGCACTTTGATGGTGTTAATTCAAGGTTTGTAGACCCTGAAGACATGGCATTTGGGAAGAAAAAATATGGACAAATCTGAAAACTTTCACCAACAATTAAGAGACATCATTCCAAAAATATCAGAAGCAAGGATAAATGTTTTAAAATCAGAGACTATATTGAAAAGAGTTTTTTGGATTGAACTGTGTAAGGCTAAAGATGATGGAGAAAGATCATACAATTCTCAAAAATCTAAAGCTGAAGCAAGCGATGAATACAGCAAAGCCACTATGGAAGTTGCTGTAGCAAAAGCCACCCTTGATGGATTGCAAACAGAAAAAGCCGCTGTTGATATGCAGTTTGAGGAGTGGAGAACGAAGATGGCTAATTTAAGACAGGAGAGGAGTAGATATGGAGCTTGAAACATTTGCAAATTTTTGTAACAGAATGCACCAAGACAATATTAGTGGAAGGATGAGAAGAGGAGAACCAGATATAAGTTATAATGATTATCTAAAAATTAACCTTAACTTTTTACAAAACAAATATGAAGGGCAGAACTGCAAACAAAAAGGAAAAAATATGGATGGACAAAATAAGCAGTCTCGGATGCATAGTTTGTAGACTTCATTACGATTGCGAAAGTCCAGCAGAGATACATCATATTGATGGTAAAACAAAGCCTGATGCACATATGAACACAATACCATTGTGTTACAGACATCACAGGGAAGGGGTCAATAATAATTTGTATGTCTCGAGACATCCATATAAGAATGAGTTTATAAAAAGATATGGAACAGAAGAAAATTTATTAGAAGAGGTAAAAAAACTATTATGAAAGATCAGATTAACCCAGACCATTACAAAACAGGAAAGATTGAATGTATTGATGCTCTTGAAACGGTAGCAGCATTAAATAAAAATTCAGATGAAGTTGTAGCTCAGTGCAATGTAATTAAATATTTATGGCGATATCACAGCAAACATGATGATCCATTAACAGACCTTCTGAAAGCACAGTGGTATTTGGAAAGACTTATCAACAAGGTTTTAGAAAAGAAGTAAATGGGTAAAGGATCAAAACAACGACCAACAGATTTGCAAAAGTTTAAGGACAATTACGACAAGATATTCGGGAAAAAGAAAAAGAAAGATGACAAGATTCGAAAGTAGAAAACCAAAGATATGTAAGAACTCATTGAAAGAAAGCGTAGCAGACACAATGTTAGGCTTGTTTGTAAACTTTCCATTATCATGGTTAGTTGTTCATGTTTGTTTGTGGTTCACAACAAACAGCTTTGTAATCACAGTTTGGACAACAGGGGTCTTAACTATTACTGCAATAGGTAGAAGGTATTTAACTAGAGTTTATTTTAAAAACAATGAAACACAAAAAGGGCGATCAACCAGATCAGCTAGCTTACGCAGACAAACTAGCAAAAATTAAGTCTCACAAAGAGAGACTCGTGTATCTATCAGATATAGATGAAAAGTTTCATGACATAGTGTATCTTACTTGTATGCAAATGGCACTTGCCAAAACCATAGCAAACCTGCCCACACGGGAAGAAAGAAAAAAGGCTTGGGATGAGTTGCCAGAGCATAACAAAACTTTTGAAGGCATGAAGAACATGGTCTATCATAGAGTTGTAAATATTTTTAAAAATGAAAGGCGTTAATCACTACAAAAAAAATGGTACCCTACATAAAGGTGGCACACATAAAATGCCTGATGGCTCTTTACACTCTGGAACAAAACACAGCTCTAGTAGCGTTAAGCTTTTTCATTACGGAGAGTTAAACAACAAGGCTAAAGCTAAAGCAAAAACTTATTGGAGAAAATAATGGCATACGGTAAAAACTATGGCAGCAAAAAGAAAAAGTCCGGCAAAAAAAAGAAAAAATAAATCGAAAGTAAACGAAGCTGGCAACTATACAAAACCTACGATGAGAAAAAGATTGTTTCAAAAAATTCTCAGAGGAGGAAAGGGAGGCAAGCCCGGGCAATGGAGTGCCCGAAAAGCACAAATGCTGGCTAGAGAATATAAGGCAGCTGGCGGAGGATATAAATAATGTATTTTGGATTAAAAGAAATTAAAAAATATTGGTTAGTTTTTTGGAACTGGCTAAAGAAATGTGTTTTAAGTTTCTGGGATTGGTTAAAAGATTGTTGGAATGTATTAGTTTTAATGTGTAATAACAATGAACCAAAACCAAAAAGAAAAACAAAAAAGAAATAACTTAATTAAAGTAATTTTATTATTATTGGCGGTAAGCTTGTCAGGTTTCCTGTACCCACAAGAAGAGTCAGGTGAAAATGGGGGAAATAATCAAACAGCAGATAATTTCGGCACAAATAATAACAATTCCACGGTTAGTTCTAACAACAACACAACAGCAACCACAAATAATTACAGTGGTGCCGGCTCTAGTCCGGGCTCAATGCCTGTTGGATCAGCTATAGCACCAAGCCTAATGTCAAGCGGCATGGATTCTTGTCTTATGTCTAGAAACGGGGGCTTGCAGGTTTTTTCAATTGGTGCATCCGCTGGAAGTTACATTCAAGATGAAGAGTGCAACAGAAGAAGAGATGCAAAAGTTCTAAAAGACTTGGGCATGACAGTCCCAGCAATAGCCCTAATGTGTCAAAATAAAAACAACTGGATGGCTATGTTTACTGCTGGCACACCTTGCCCAATACTTGTAAATGGAAGATTAGTAGCAGGGAGATCAGCTTATTTAGTTATGAAACAAAACCCTGAATTACACATACCTAACTATGGAAATATTAAACAAAGAAAAGAAGTTGCACATGTTTGTAGAAGAAAAAAATCTACTAAAGAAATAATTAATTGTGATGATGAAATAATCTATATAACTAAGCCTAAATACTCGAAACAACAAGAATATTATAATAGTATACTGGATATACATACAGCTAATGAAAATGAAGAAATTAATAATGACACTCGCTCTATTTCTGAGCGGTTTAGAGCTTCGCTCCAACCAAGCGGTTGATGATCTTGTAAAGCAATCAGCTATACTAAGAGGCAATATAGATATAGCTATCCAAGGCATCGGCGGGATAATTACTTACTCTCCCAGCGGAACTTTAGCCCCACAAGGACTGATGCAAGCAGGCTATATAACTTTTGACAACATGTCTGCCTATAATGATGCATTACAGGCTGTGCAAAACACAACTTTTTATTCAGCTGAAGATTATCTTTATGATCAGCAGCAAGAAGCACAACAAAACATGGAAACTGCAATCAACGATTTTGTTTCAGCAACACTGGCAATAGTAGAAACTTTAGAAGTGAACAGAATGGCAGAAGAAGCACAACAATCTGGAGAAATAAGAGATCAAGAAGCACTCCAAAATTTTATAGGAGATGACACATACCTTACAGAACAAGAGGTAAGCTCATACAATCAAGCAATCACAGACATTGAAGAATATGGTGGACAATTTGGGGCATTCACTGCTGTTTTATCTAACGATGAATATATTTCAGAGTTTCAAAATGCAGCTGATTCTTTTGGTGAATCTTTCTTGGATGCTGCTATCAGCTTTGATGCAGCAGGTCAGGCACTTTCAATTCAATGGTCAAACATGACGAGAGAGCTCAATGGACATTCTGTTGATCTTTCTCAATACTATATGACTGCTGATGATTTCTTCTCAGCAGGACAACAGTCTGAGTTTTACACAACAAGCCCTATTGCTTGTGGGTATGACTTTTCACAATGTAATACTGATGGATGATCTTGAAATCAAACTTGGAAAATATACTTTTAAAGGTATATACATTGCTATCTTTTTACCGCTTATCTCCAGTATTGCCGGAGGTGTTTGGTATGTTAGTGACTTTTACAATCGGATTGATACTATCCAGTCCATGGCTAGTAGCAATAGCAATCATTCGGGACTTATAACTGGTTTAGATTCTAGGGTTGCTTCTATAGAACAATCAATAAACGACAACGACATCTCATCATTACAAGGAAAGCTGGCTGAACTGGGCACAAATCTTTCTTTAATCATGGAGGCTCAAAAAGAGCTTATGTACCTTAAAGATTCTTTCAAGGATATCGAAGTTACTTCTAAGGAAAACGATTTGCTAGTGCAGTCATATGAGCTTAGAATTAAAGAATTAGAAGAACAAATAAATGTACTTCAAAAAGATATGGATTCTGCTTGGCGAGCAATGGATGCCTTAGCCAATCCATTAGGATAATTTATAATTAACTATAAGTATTTTATATAATGGCATTAAAAAAGTCTCAGAAATCTCTTATAATGTGGGGCAAACAGAAATGGCGAACCAAGTCAGGCAAGCCATCGGTTCAAGGAAAAAATGCAACAGGTGAAAGGTACCTACCTTCCGCTGCAATTTCTGCTATGACACCAAAAGAATATGCAGCAACTTCGAGAAAGAAAAGAGCAGGCATGAAGAAAGGTAAACAGTTTGTACCACAAACAAAAAGAGCAAAAAATGTTAGCAGGAGGTACAGGTAATGGCAAAAGCAAGTGATGCAAAAAGAGTAGCTGGTGGTGTGATGTACAGGGGTAAGAAGTACTCCGGCTTCAACAAGCCTAAAAGGTATAGCGGTTCTGGTAAATTTAAAAAAACAGTACTGGCAAAGAAAGGTGATCAAATCAAAGTTGTTAATTACGGACACAAGTCTTATGGGCATAATTATAGCTCTAAGGCTCGTAGCAGCTATCTTTCTAGGTCAGGTGGTATTCGAAATAAGTCTGGTCAACTCACGAAAAATGACAAGTTTTCAGCAAACTATTGGGCTCGTAAAGACCTTTGGGCAGGGAAAGGCGGGAGTAAAAAAAGCCCACCAAAAAAATGATATTACTGTACACTGAGAAGGTACTTAAAGAAGCTTACTCGCAGTACATATTAGACTTGGCAAAAACATCTGTTGTTGTGGTGCCAACTTTAGAAGAGTTTAGGGTTATATTTGAAGAGTATTGGAAAGAACAATATGAACAAGAAGAATGAATTAAAAGACCATTTCAAAAAAGCTGGACATAACAATGTGCAACTTAAATGGGTACCTAAAAACCCATATGGCAGAAGGCATAAATTGAATGGTTGGTTGTATAAGTTAGAAGAAAACTCTGAGTGGAATAAGTTGGCTGGTAATTACGATGATGCTGTAAGGGCAATCAGTTTACTTTAAGTATGACATCAGAAACAGCTGCTATAGCAACAAGTGCTTTTCTAATATCAGATTCTGATAGGTCTTCAGGATAACCTTTTAAAATTGTATTTTCTTGATAGTTTATTTGCTGATCTTTTTTAATTTCTCTAGCTATTTCTATTACTGCTTCTTTCATTAACATAGCTTTACATATTAAAAAAAAAGAGCCATGCATTCAATGAACACACAGCTCTTATTCCGTCTTTATTTATCTTCATTTTCTTGACTTCTCCAAGTAATTTTGCCTCCTACAGCAAAACGAGTTGAATCAACCTCAAATGTAGAAAAAGACTTACCGCATTTTTTACAAACCCTTCTCCGCCAAATAGTTTTACCATCTTCAAATGGTCTACTATCTTTTACAGAAGTTTTTGACTTACCACATGAACAAATCACTAGTCCTCCTTATCAGATTCATTTTCATACTTTTTTATTGCTTTAATATCATCGAACATTGGAACACCAGTATCAGACATCCATTCTCTTAACTCTTCAATGAAGACCTTAGAAAAATGGTCATAGTTATCAGACACTAATTCACGGACATGTTGATATAGATGCTCGGGTAATTTTTCATCATAACCATTTAAAATATTAGGCTCTGATTTGTCACCACATTCTAATTGAGTAATCCTAAACATTAACCCATAAAACTTGTCGGGCAGTCCATGAACATATCCATTGCTGTGATACTTGAACCAGTAGTCCAACCAGTCCTTGTATTCTTGCTCCCCATAATGTCCATTGAGATAGCAACGAACCACCACCCCAAGTTGCGATTTATTGAGAGCCATTTCTCTAAAACTATTTGTCATAATGATCTCACCCCCTTAAGACCTCTTTGGAATTTGTCTTGAAACATAGACCTAATTGAGTACATCTGATGATAACCCCATAGCTGGTTATATTCTTTTGTAATGTTAAGATCAAGCTTAATTTCTTCCATGCCTTCTCCTCTTATATAATCATAAGCCTCTTCATCTTCAAAGGGGATGTTGCGACATACAAATTCAAAATGATTAGAATTTTTATCTGGAAAATAAATTACTACAGCTTCCATTAATCCGAAATTCATTCTGTATGTCCTTGTGCTTTGATTAGCTGCCAAAGAAACACCGAAACCATTTTTAAACCTGTAAAGATATTGAATATGATCACAGCTTTTGTCACAACCTTCCTGAATAAAATCGAAAGCCACCTCTAAATCTTTAGCTGGTCTCCAACATTCTCTCCAAGGAACAATAACTGATCTATTTGCAGAATAATTTTTACAAGTTTCGTATTTCGTTTTTTGAGTTAAAATAGTTTTTCCTTCTCTATGCATTACTCACCTCCCATTATTGCTAAACTTCTAAGGTGCTTTTGATTAGCACAATAAAAATCAAAAGAATTTTTAATAGCAGGATCATAATTGAAACCTTGTGTTGCAAAATTATCTTTTACTTTGCCTTTAAGCAAGTCTAGATAAAGTTGATTTACGAACAAGACGAAATCTGTGTTAGAGATATCATCCGGCATTGTTGATGGCTGATAGCCATAAAGTTTTACCCATTGGGTAGTTTTATTTATAAGATTACTATTCATAATTTTCCTATAAGTTTATGTGTGAGTCACCCGACTCTGCACTAGACCAAGGAACCAAATTAGTATCGATGTGTGATAGTTAATAAAAAAATGGCTCCAAGGTTTCGGTTAATAAAACCTCATCAGTAGTGCTAACCTTCTAGTATCCTTTGCTCGACACTAGCTGCAATCACAGCTTTATCTACTATGGGTTCAGTGATTTTCTCACACTGATCCCACAAGCTTTTATCTGCTAAAGAAATACATTTAGGAAAGTATTTGGATACAAATTTAGTATCGTTATTTATTCCCCCATTGTTGTAGAGGTCATAGTATGCATTGTTAATCATCCTAAATTTTTCAAGTTTTGGATTATTTTTAGCATCTTCAACTTCACCAGTAAATGGGATAAGTTTTTCAAGTTGTTCGGCAAGTTTTTGATACCTGCCTTTGTTAGACCAGTAAGTCATAAAACCTCCTTTTGTACTATCAAGCCTTCGTTGATTAACTGCATTGCAGTTCTACCAAACCAGCCTTGAAGTTGCCAAGCTAAACCAGTATCAACTAGATGCTGCCATGCTTGTAGATACTGTTCCTTAGAATCAGATTCAATGAATCCCTCTGCGATTCCTATTGCATTGAAGTTATTCATTAGCACACCTCCCTTTCATGTCCATAGGTTTCAAAGTCTTCTTTAAAATAGACATTAGTTATATTTGGTCTTGTGCCTTTGTGATATCCGTAAGGGTCATACCAAACAGAGCCACAGGGCTTGTTTTTAAGTTCATCTACTTTGTCCAATACTAAGTCTCTTTGATCCTCAGTATCGCATTTGATAACAATATCGTAAGTTTCATTATTCATAATTTTTCTCATTAAGTTTTATGCGGAGCACCCGCTCCTGCACTAGACCTCTCTCTTCGGGGAAGAGAAAGGTTTCGACCAATCAGGTCTCATCAGTAGTGCTGTTAGCAACTTCATTGAAATGCTCAAGTAAATCCATCCTGACATCAGCAAAAAAGTTTACAGACATATCGTAGTGTCTGCCCTTTCCGAATTTTGCAAACAACACCGAAAGGTGAGATGTAAGTTCGGCAAAGCCATCGGAGTTAAGACTGAGCTGGCTATCAATAATGCCATCATCGTCTTCGTAATGGTCAAAATATTCATTGCTCATGACACCTCCTTTTTCAGCTTTTCAAGTTGCTTCTGCTGGTGAGGGGTTTGCCCTCTCTGCCAAGCTCCGTAGTAGTCTTGAGCTTCAGTAAAGTAATCACCCCAGTATGAATCATTGGCTTGCTTTTGAGCAACACCCCAGAAGTAATCAACGAACCAATCGTTTATCCCTTCTTTGCACTCTTTCAAGGTGTAACCAGAACCAACCTCATCAATAACAAAATAATCATTTATGATGAAGTCAGCAGTGTAGTACTTCTCACCAAAATTAATGCTTGGTTTGATAACTATTTTTAGGCTCATGCCCTTGATATCTTCACCACCCATTTTTTCTCTTTGCTCCTTGCTCCAGTCAAGGTTAGAAAACTTTCTGTCAATTAAAGCTTCGTAATTGCCTTCATTCGTTCTTTCAAATTTAAAACTAAACATTACTTCTGCCCTCTTCTTAGCTTGCCAATAAAGACAAACATTGGGATGAAGACCAGACCAATTACACAACCAATAGCTGTACCAAATGCCAAGTCCCATGAACCTGTACCTGCACCGCCCATGAAGTCTGAGAGCATGTTGCCAATGCCTGCACCATATACAACTCCTAAGCCGCTTTGAAACTGCTTAGGCAAATATTTTTCTACTTCGTAACCTGTCATAGCTCCTAAGATCATGACACCGTTATCAATTATTCCGAATACAATAAATTCAAACATAATTTTTTCCTCGTTAAGTTAACTGTTTCGTTCTTTGAACTCATCAGGACAGACCAATATCTGTCGACAGTAAGGAGAGGGTTATTAACCCTCATCCTTGTAGTGTGGCTTGCAATCGTAGCAAGCATTTGTGTAACCCTGATTAGGCAGATGGTCATCTATTTCACGGTAATGAACAACACCACCCTCAAGGTATGTGATAGACCAAGCAGTGCCACATGGATGAACATCAGCATCTCTTTGCTTTTCAAAGTCTTGCACAGTATTAGCATTAAAGTCTTTGTTGCAGTATTCGCAGTTTAAAGTTTTCATAATATTTCTCGTTAGTTAGCTGTTTCGCTCTCTGAGCTCATCAGGGCAAGCCTACTTGCCGACAGCAGGCTCCCGAAGGAGCCAACTCGGGGAAAGAAAAGGTTAGTCCATAATCCCATCATCGTATTCCCATGAGATACCTTGAGTGTCAAGATAGTCCATAACAACCTTAGCAGATTCGTACTTACTAACATTCCCTTGTACAGGTGGTGGATTGATCCTACCAACACTTGAATCAATGTGAGCACCAAGAACACAAGTACCTTGATCCTTACTGCCAAGCTTGATCCAGTTGTCGTACCACATTTTCTGAGCCTTCTCGATGTACTCAGAATTTGACAACCTGTCATCGTACTCAAAACCAGAGATATCGAAGTTGTTTATTTTCACAGTCTGACCACGAGTGTTTCTATTGAACTCGCCATCTCTCCCAGCATGAATCGGTACCAAGAACCAATAGTCAGTTCCATCGAAAAGAACATCACCTGATGATGTTGATCTCAAGCCCCATTGATTACCATCTTGGTCAGCCTCAAGCTCTACATGAACCTGAACTCTGTCATCGTACTGCTCATTAACTTCTTCTACTCCATCCCATATAAAGGTAGCTGGCTTAGACCAACTGCCATCAATGTTCTGAGACAAGCTAAAAGCTTCAGTTAGATTATCAACATTAATAGTTGCTACTTTCGTATAACCTTTTCGGTTATCGCTAAATTCGTTTGCATGATAAATTGTAAACATAATTTTTCCTCGTTAAGTTAACTGTTTCATCCTTTTGGAATCTTCAGAGAGGATACTCATCCTCTTACAGTCCGGCTTGCGTCTTAACCCAGTCCAAGCATCGTGATCTTCCTTAATCAGTCAAAGCTGCGGGGGTTTCTGCCTCAAGCGGTTGTCTGTTGAGGCTGAGTTAAAGTGCCTGAAACCAAGGCACCATAAGGGTTTCGTTAGATTTCTGTCTTTGTTTTTCCTCCTTTTAAGTTATACATGCCTATTATCTAATCACAACATGTAGTGTATTGCAAACATTGTATACAAATAAAGGCAATTATTTTGAGGTGATTTTATGTAAGCCCTATGAATAAAGGCATAAGTGTTATATCTTTTTTTTAAATAACTAATCCAAATGGACTACAAAGAAATAGAAATGCGTATGGATAACCTCGAAAAGAAAGTAGATGAGGTCATTAATGCTGTCTCCATCCTGCCTCGAATCGAGGAAAGAATGATTGGACACAAAGATGACTTATCAGATCACGAAGTAAGACTCAGAAGATTAGAAGAGAAGCAAGCCAAAGATAATGTCTTTATTGGTTGGCTAGAAAGAGGCATGTATGTATTGATCACAGCTCTTGTTGGTTCCTTTCTTTACTTCTTATAAATGGCTATACTATTTGAATGGATGCATCTTTACACAGGTTTGCCTATCACCCCGAAGCAACACTAGGAAAATTGATACTCGGTGATCATGAATTTATGGTTGCTGAAAGACCATGGCGAAACAACCAACCCTATGTTAGTTGTGTGCCGACTGGCGAATACATTTGTGAAAGATTTCAGAGCCCAAAGTTTGGTGACACATTTCAGTTAATGGATGTACCAAACAGGTCCTACATATTATTTCATGTTGGTAACTTCCCTGAGAAAGATTCACATGGCTGCCTGTTACTCGGGGAAAAAATAATGACCGGCAAACCTGCCATATCTTCCAGTAGGGTAGCAGTCAATAGATTCATGAAAGCGTTAAAGGATGTTCAAAGCTTCAAACTTAAAATCCAAGACTCGTTCCCATACGACTGGTCAGAGTAAACAAACCAAAAAATGTCGAGACTGTAAGAAGTCTCTCCCTATCCATCGCTTCGAACTAGATAAACGGAACAACCTCAGAAGAAAGATATGTATGCCCTGCCGCTCAAATCGGGAAAGAAAAAAAATGAGCAACAGTCCCTTTAGATACATAGACAACCTATACAGCCAACTAAAGTATAGAAGGAAAGAGACACATCAATTCAATGTCACTAAAGAGTATCTACATTACTTATGGAAGAAGCAGAAAGGTAAGTGCAAGTACACCAACATAAAGATGACTCATATAAAGGATGGCACAGGCTATCACTTAACCAATGTGAGTATTGATCGTATCAATAACAACAAAGGATATGTAAAGCGAAACATAGCTTTAGTCTGCCTAGCTACCAACATGATGAAGTACACCCTTGAGTTAAAAGATTTAGTCAAATGGTGTAAACTTATAGCTGATAACAATAGGAGTAAACAATGACTATCAAAGACAAGACAATGAGGCAAAGAAAGGAAGAGTTTGTACAACACTTTCTAGTAACAAAGAATGCAACTGAGTCAGCAAAGCGATGCGGATACTCAGAGAAAAGTAGTTACAACCAAGGCTACAGAATGATGAATGACGATGAAGTTCAAGAAATGCTTGCAAAAGAGTTAGCAGACTCTAGAGAACGTAACTTAGGAGACCATGATGCCATCATAGAGAGGTTAAAAGAAGAAGCCCTTGGTGATGTATCAGGTCATACAGCTGGATCAAGAGTCAAAGCATTAGAGCTTCTTATGAAGTACTACCAAATGATTGATACTTCTCAGAAGCTAGAGTTATCTATGCAAGATACATGGTTTGAAAAGATTGATTTTGATACAGAAAAGGATCACCTTAATTAGGTTGTCTTCTTTTTAAAGGATTTATGTTCTTTATTAGTCTTAAATCACCATATTTATTTAACTGTATAGATATACAGCAACATCTCTTTATAATATTTAAGGAGGGGAGTGCTGGACAGGGTACCTACTGTACATATATACCCCTATCCCCCTATGGACCTTTGGGGGGGTAGCAATTTTACGAATGGAAAACGAAAAAAATAAAATACAAAAAATTATAAATACCTTTAAAGAGAGTCTCAGTCAGTACGCAAAGCACTGTTTGAAGATTATTGATAAGCAAGGCAAGGTTATACCATTTGAATTTAACGCAGCACAACAGCTTTTAGACAAACAAATTAATACACAATACGAAAAAGAGGGTAGAGTTCGTATGTTAATACTAAAATCTAGGCAGACAGGTATATCAACCTACTGTCAGGCACGGGGTTTTTGGAAAACAGTCACAGCAAAAAACCAAAATGCGGTAGTAGTTTCGCATTTGAATGAATCTACGAAAGCTATTTTTAACATTGTTAAGAATTTTTATGAAAATTTACCGCATCCTTTAGTCAAACCAGAACTAAAAGAGTCCACAAATAACTCTATGGCTTTCACGCATGGCTCAAGATGGAGGATTGCGACAGCGAGAACGGGGGAAGTTGGGCGAGGTTGGACTACTAACTACCTGCATGGGTCTGAAGTAGCCTTCTATCCTAACGCTGATATCATCCCCGGCTTGCTACAGACAGTACCTGAAGCAGAATCAGAGATACTTTTGGAGTCAACTGCGAATGGAGCAGGGGGTTGGTTCTATGATGCGTGCATGCGGGCACTGCGTGGCGAGGGTGAATGGGACATTTGTTTCATACCTTGGTACATGATGCCGGATTATACCCGTAAGTGTGACCCGTACTTCGAGCTGGAGCGTGAAGAAGAAGATATTAAAAGAATGTTTGATCTAACAGATGAGCAGATTATGTTCCGCAGATTAAAAATACAGGAACTTGGTGGCGAAGATTTGTTTAGGCAAGAGTACCCGAGTACCCCGCAGGAAGCATTTTTAACAACAGGTAGATTATTTGTTGAACCAAAATATATAGATCAAGCAGCGGTTGAGTGTTATACCCCGGTTCAGCGATACGATGTGCGTGAAGCCCAGTTCGTGGAACATCACAAAGGGTTGCTAAAAATTTTCGAGAATCCAAAGGATTCTCTTAGGTATTGTGTTGGGGTTGATGTCGCAGAAGGCTTGGAGCATGGTGACTATTCATGCATACAAGTTTTGGATCACATAGGCAATCAGGTGGCAACTTGGTCAGGGCATGTCGACCCGTTTGACCTCGCCCATATAGTTGCGAAGATTTCTACTTTTTATAACAAAGCATGGACACTGGTAGAAAGAAACAATCACGGTCTAACTACTATTAGAAAAATGCAAGAATTAAATTATCCCAACCTTTATGTAGAGCAAACAGTTGATGATGCTTATGTGGACAAGCTAACAAGAAGAGCAGGGTTTATGACAACAAGCAAGACAAAGCCTTTAATTATTGATAACTTAGCACATTTACTACGACAGGGAGAAAGTGGTATAGTAGATATGGACCTTATCGATGAGCTGCGTACTTATGTGGTTGATGCAAGAGGAATAACAAATGCCCAGAACGGGTGTTTTGATGATAGAATAATGGCATATGCTATTGCATTATTTGGGTTAAACAGTATGCCCCGCAAGCATAGGCAGAACTTTACAAGAACAAAAAAGAGTTTTTTTTAAATGGATATGGAAAAAGATTTAGGACCTGAAGGTATTTCAGCAGCAGTTGATGCTTCTGAAGAAGAACAAGGTCAACTTAATTCACTCGGACATATATTGCATTCAAAATATATTGAACATAAAGATGCAAGAGACGATATAGAAGACAAATGGATAGAAGACCTTAGAGCCTTCATGGGTCAGTATGATCCAAATGTGCTCGCTAAGATTCAACAAAAGGGTGATCGCTCACAAGTTTTTGTAGGTTTAACTAGAACCAAAGTGCTCGCAGCATATTCAAGAATGACTGATTTATTATTTCAGCCCGGACAAAAATTCTTTTCCATTGAAGCTACCCCTATAGCTAAACAACCTTTAGTAGAAAAAGAACTTACTGAGAAAGCTGCCTTAGAAATTATGCAAGCTGCAGAAGTAATTGATCCGGGGCTAGTAGATGAACTTATACAAGCTAGATTAATGGAGCTTAAAGATGAGCTTAAAGAAGAAACAAAAGAAAGGGTTGAAAATATGGAAGAAGCTATTCTTGATCAAGCTATTGAAGCTAATCTAGAAGGCAAAATGAAAGATGCTATTATGGAACAAGTTATCTTCGGCACTGGTGCCATGAAAGCTGGCACACTAAGAGTTGACAAAGATCATCACTGGGTAAAAAGTGATGAAGGTTTTTCTTTAATATACGAGGAGTCACCAGCACCAGAAATGGAAGCAGTTTCTATTTTTGATTTATACCCTGATCCGTATGCAACATCAGTAGATGACATGAGAGACATCTTCAGAAGACATATTGTTTCAAGACAAGAGTTTGTTGATCTTAAAGATTTTCCGGGGTTCAACACAGATGAGATTGATTACTGTATAGAAGAATATCCAGATGGCAATCACGATGAAGCACAGCATGAAAAAGATAGAAGAGAAATTGCCAATGTAAAAGACAGAACATCTCAAACAAATAAATTTGAATTACTAGAATACTGGGGCTCATTAAATGGTTATGACCTACAAGAGGTTGGTATTGAGTTTGCCGATGACGATGATTTAACAATGGAATACTCAGCAAACATTTGGATGGTGGGCGGTAAAGTAATTAAAGCACAACTAAACCCTTTGCCGGGTGGAATTATTCCTTACTTCATTTTTCCATATGAAAAGAATCCACATGCCTTCTGGGGCACAGGGATTCCAAGAATGATGCGTGATTCAAAAAACACAATGAATGCTGCTACTAGAATCTATTTAGATAATGTAGCTTTATCCTCTGGACCAATGGTTGAGGTTAATACTGACATTATGGCTTCAGGCGAAGACCCAACAGAACTATATCCATGGCGAGTATTTTTGCGAGAAGGTGGCGATGGTAATCAGCCTATGGTTAGATTCTATCAACCCCAATCAAACTCACCAGCATTAGTTTCTGTTATAGAACTATTCAGAAGGTTTGCCGATGAAACTACTGCTCTACCTTCTTATACACATGGACAAACACAAAGCTCATTGAATAGAACAGCAACTGGTATATCCATACTAATGAGCAATGCTAACATCGTTCTTAAATCAGTAATTAAAAATATTGATGATCATCTTACAAGACCAATGATACGCAGTCTTTATGATTGGAATATGACTTGGAATGATAACGACAAAGTTAAATCCGATATGCGTATTACAGCTAAAGGTTCTACAGCCCTGATTCAGAAGGAAGTACAATCACAAAGATTGTTACAGTTCCTATCTCTGATTAATAACCCTATGGATGCACAAATGGTTGATAGAGAAAAACTATTAACAGATATTGCTAAGTCCTTAGATATTGATCCAGATGAAGTAATTAAAAACCAAGAGGAGTTAATGAATGAGCAAGCATTACAACAAGCTCTCGCTGCCAGCCAGCAAGGCGGTGAAGCTAATCAAATCCCAAATGCAGACGGAGTGGTCGGTCCTGATGGAAGAAATGGAATCTCTCCGCCAAATGGAGCGGGACCAGTTGGAAATAACGGACAACTACCGCTTTAGTCAAGGTCGTTGCGACATTTTAAAGTTTATAGTATCTTTAGATGAGATTGCTGACAAAGTAATCAACTCGTTAGGCACCCGAAAGGACACACCTAACATTTATAAATAATTTAATCGATACCCCAAGGAGGACCGATAAAATGGAAAGAGAAAAGACTAAAGGCGAGTTAATCGCTGAAAAGCTTGAAAAAGAAGCTGATGAGATGTTGAAACAAGTTCAAGATACTCAGAAGGAATCCGAACCGGAAGCCAAAGGGCTTGCAACCCAAGAGGCAGAAGTTGAGGACACCCCCGAAGATATTGAAGAAGATGTTGAAGCTTCACCCGAGGAGTCTCAGGACACCGAAGAAGCATCTGATCAGATAGAAGAGACTCAGGAAGAAGATATTAAATCTGATAAGGGTTTATTATCGGCTGAACAGTGGGAAGAAAGGTATAAAAACGCTCAGGCGAAAATGACCAAAGAATCCCAAAGGTCGAAAGAACTTGAAGCTAAAATAGCAGAAATGTCTAACAAGATAACAGCTATGGAAAGCATGAAGTCTGAAGCCCGTATTGAACAGCAGAAAGAAGAAGTGAATGTTGATCTTTCTGAAATAGTCAAAGACTATCCAGAAATTGTGCAGCCACTTCAAAAATATGTTGATGCTCGCATCGCAGCTGTTGATAATAGGGTTGTTCAGGCAACAGAAGAGTTCTCGAAAGCCCAAAAAGATGAAGCCGATAAAAAACATTATGCAGCTATTGCTAATGAACATCCTGATTGGCAGTCCGTATCGTCAAGTGAAGATTTCACTTTATGGTTAGGCAGGCAATCAAGTATGTGGCAGAATGCCGCAAGTCAAGGTGATGCTGAAGATGTTGTTTCCTTATTGTCTAAGTACAAAAAAGATTTAGGTCTTGTTTCCAATAAAACTGTTTCCAAAGAGGAATTAGTTGAGAAGGCAAAACAAAATGTTGAGCCTACTTTATCTAAAGCTCGGAAACAAAATATAGGTAGTAACAAAAGAATTTGGACTGCCTCTGAAATTGGTAGACTTTCTGATAAAGAGTACTTGAAGTTTGAGAAAGATATTGATCAAGCTTATGCTGATGGAAGGGTGAATCCTAAATAATTTTGTTATATAGATTAATTTTTAATTAAATATATAGGAGAACGAAATGGCATATTCATTATCTAGCGGAAGCTTTTCTTTCGCATCTGGTGAACAGCATTTTATACCTGAAGTATTTTCTAAGAAGTTACAAGCTAAGTTTTACAGTCAGACCGTTTTATCTGAGGTAACAACTAACGAGTACGAAGGAGAAATTTCAGGGCTTGGTAATAAAGTAAACATCAGATCAGTTCCAGCAGTTACTGTTGCTGATTATACAGGTTCATTAACCTACGCAGATGTTACTTCTGGTACCATTGAATTAAATATTGATAAAGCAAAAAGCTATGCTTTTAAAGTCGATGACATTTTAAGAGAACAGGCTGATATTGATTTCATGAACGAAGCATCAAAAGATGCAGCGGCAAACATGAAGATCAAGATTGAGCAAGATGTATTCGCTAATGTGGCTGCTGGTGCAGGGTTAACTGATGTTAACAACGCATCCAACACACCAGTGAACTTAACAGCATCTAATGTTCTTGGTTATATGCTAGAAGCTGGTCAACAGCTTGATGAAAATAATATTCCTGAAGAGGATAGATTTATGATCATCAACCCAGCTGTTGCTTCAGTAATCAAGCAGTCAGAGCTTAGACAAGCATACTTAACTGGTGATGCAGTATCACCATTAAGAAATGGCTTTATTGGAATGATTGATAGATTCAAAGTTTATGTTTCTAACAATCTGTCTGTATCTTCAGGTGTTGCATCTGGATTATTCGGGCATCCAAAAGCGATTGCTTATGCTTCTCAATTCACTAATACTGAAACTGTAAGACTAGAGTCTGCATTCGGTGACGGTGTTAGAGGGCTAGCTGTGTACGGGTACAAAGTTGTACTCCCAACAGCACTTGGTGAATTTAAGCTGAAAACAGCTTAATGTTTACTTGGGGAGCTTCGGCTCCCCCTTTTTATTTTAATGATGTCTAAAAAAATAAAATCTAGAAAACAAGGAGAAAAAAATGACTAAAGACGATATTGTAAAAATTGCAAAAGAAAATTTTAATGTTTCTTTAAACCCTAAAGACAAATTAGCTGATTTAGAATTGCAGCTTAAATCTTTAGAATCATCAGCACCAGTTGAAGAGAATGAGATAGAATCTAGTGGAGAAACCCCTGTTTATTCAAGAGGGGAGTTTGGTAAAATTGTACCTTGGCACCCAGATCATAGACCAGAGTTTTGGAACTTTATATATGATGAGAGCGGTCTCTCAGCTGAGGAAAAGAAAAAACTAGGACTATAAATGGCTACAGTAAAGGTAATAAGTTTAATTAACAAAGCTGAAGAAATTCTTCAGGATGTTACTAATACAAGATGGTCTCAGCAAACTTTACTTGATTATCTTAACGATGCTCAAAGAGAGATTGTTTTATACAGACCCGATGCTAATCCTGTTAATGCATCTTTTACCTTAGCTGCTAATAGCTCTAAACAAACCTTGCCTACTGCAGCACTAAGATTAATGAAGGTTTATAAAAACCTAAACCCAAACAAAAGCTCAATAGCCGCTATAGACAGAGCAGTTTTAGATGACAAGATAGAGAACTGGTATGAGGCAACAGCAACAGCTGTTGAATATTATGTTTATGATGGTATTGATCCAAAAATATTTTATGTATATCCGCATACTACAGCTAGTGATGCAACTATAGAATTAGTTTATTCTTCCTTGCCATCAGAGATAACAATCGGTAATTTTAATACAGCCACAACAGTTATTGGTTTAGATGATATTTATGCTAATACAATACTCGACTATATGCTTTATAGAGCATATCTTAAAGATACAGAGTTTGCTGGAGATATGCAGAAAGCTGGAAGCTTCCTAGCAACATTCCAAAACTCATTAGGTGTAAAGAATCAGGTTGATGCAAGTGTTGCACCAAAACCTGATCAACCAGAATAATTATGGCAGTAGCAAAAAAAATAGAATCATTAGTTTCCAAGGTTAAAAGAGAAGTGCCCAGCTGCCCTCAAAGTATTATTGTTGATGAACTAAGAAACACTATCATAGATTTTTGTATAAATACTGATATCTACTTAGCTGATCTTACACTTTTCCAGACTGTGCAAAGTATTAATGAATACGAAGCAGCAGACCTAGACATTCCAGTAGGAACAGAGCTTAATCATATTATTGATATATTTTTTGAGTTTGGAGATTCAAACAATCAAATTTCAGAAAAAAGTTTTTCAAGATTAAAACCAAAAGCATTAATAGGAAAACCATCATTATTCGATGAGTATGGCAAAGGTAGACCAAGGTTTTACAGCCAAAAAGATCAAGAAACAATACTAGTTGCTCCAACCCCAGACAAGAACTATGCACTGTATGCTTTATATAGTTTAAAACCAACTTCGACAGCAACAACAATTCCTAATATAATTGTTAATGAGTACCAAGAAACAATTGTTCATGGTGCTATTTATAGGCTGCAAATGATGAAAGATAGTCCTTGGACAGATTACAATGCAGCAACAATTAACAAAGGTATGTACGACAAAGGAGAAGCACAAGCAGTGAGAAAGTCAAAATATGGCAGAGTCGGTGCACCGCTAACAATTAAATATCAGGAGTTTTGCTAATGGCATATTCATCAACAATCAAGGTGGTTGTGGGAGATACACACCCAGAACTAAACTTTACTCTTAGAGATTCAAACACAGCTGCTACTGGTAAAACTTTAGATGCAGAGGACCCAACAACTTTTGCAGCAATCAACTTAAGTGGCTCAACTACAAGAGTAAGAATTAGAAAAATAGGAACAACAACAATATTAAAAACAATTACTTGCAGCATAACTGATGCGGCTGCCGGTAAATGTGCTATGGCATTTACTAATGATACCTTCACTTCAGCAGGTTTTTACGAGGGAGAAATGGAGATAACAAAAGCAGATGGTAACATTCAAACAGTTAATGATTTAATTAAATTTAATGTGAGAGATGATTTTGACTAATGGCTATAAAATTAGTTGTAGATTATGTAGACCTACAAGCTTCGATATCTTCTCAAGATGTAGTTCTTTCAGTACACGCTGCTGACGAATCAGCACCCAAACTAAGCACCAACTTTTCCGACTTAGACCTTCAGGTCACTAATCAAGTCATAGCTCCTATCTCTGGGGTCTTATTAGATTTTGTTAATTTAAATCTAGCACTAAACTTTTTAAATCCACATGTAGAAATATTTGTTGATTCGGATACTAAAAACTTATATTTCTATCCGGGCAATCCTAATGCAGTAACAATAAACATTACAGAGCAAACAGCTTTTGCTGTAGGCAAAGCATTAACAGATAGCTTCGGCATGTCTGACCTGCCGGAAAAAGAAATTAGCAAAACAGCTTCTGATTCTGTAGCAATGACTGAGTCTTTGTTCAAGCAAGTATTGTTTGTTAGAAGCTTTGCAGATTCGTTCTCAATGGCAGAAAGTGCAGCACTATTACTGGCTAGACCAGTAAGCGATTCTTTATCAGTATCAGAGTCACTAACTACCAGCTTTAACAAACAACCATCAGATCAGTTTGATATGACAGATTTAGATGTCAAACTTTTTGAATTAGGCAAGACTGATACGGTCACTATGACAGAAAACTTAAGCAGAGTGGCTCAGTTCATTAGAACATTTACAGATGGTGTTGCTATGGATGACACAGCTAGCGTTGATGACGAGCTACAAACAGACATAGCATTAGTAAAAAATAACATAATATCCTTCCTTGATTCACAAGTGCTCTCAACATCTGCTTCTAAAAGTGATACCTTAACCATTAGCGAATTGTTGAGCTACACATTTAACACAACATCTGCAGATAGTGTTACAATAAACGAGTCGATAGCTATTAGTTTACTAACTGGAAGCTCAAGTGTTTTCAACACTTCGGCATTTAATACAAGTGCATTAAATTAGGAGAAAAATGATAAAAGATAAATTCAAGCTTAAAGGTAAATTGTCAATTGCTCTCAATGGTGAAGTTGTTAGGGAAGTAGATAACTTAGTTGTTACTTCAGGAAAAAATTATGTTGCTAGCAGAATGAAAGATGCTACTGCTACAGCCATGAGTAAAATGGCTATCGGTAGTGGTTCAGCAGTTGCTGCCGCAGCAAACACAGCACTAGGAACAGAGCTGGGTAGAGTATCTCTTACCTCAACTACGGTAACAAACAACGAAGTTGCATATGTTGCAACCTTTGGTGCCGGTACAGGTACAGGTGCTATTACAGAAGCTGGTTTGTTCAACGCAAATTCAGGCGGAACCATGCTTTGCAGAACTGTTTTTTCAGTTGTTAACAAAGGTTCAGCTGACTCAATGACAATTACTTGGACTGTAACAGTATCTTAAGGAGATAATCTGTGGCAGTTGTATTTAAAAATAATGCAAAGACCACCCTGTCTGCGGGGATTACTTCGTCTGCAACATCTATAACAGTAACAGACGGTTCAGTATTTCCTTCTCTAAGCGGTGGGGATGTATTCTTTTTAACTTTAGATGACTTAACTAATAATGAAATAGTTAAGTGTACTGCTATATCAGGCAATACTCTTACAGTTGTCAGGGCACAAGAAGGAACAACAGCCCGGGCTTTCTCAGCAAACAACCAAGCAGAACTTAGAATTACTGCTGGTATCTTAGGACTATTCTCACAAACAGATGCTGTCATAACCGATGAGATAGAAGCATATCTAGATGCTAACGGTCTTACTTTTCCAGACAATGTAAAGGCACAGTTTGGTGCAAGTAACGATTTACAAATTTATCACGATGCAACCAATTCAATAATTTCAAATCTTACTGGACACTTAACTATACAAAATACATCTGATGACAAAGACATCTTATTTAGAAGTGATGATGGTTCAGGAGGAGTAGCAGAATATTTTAGAGTTGATGGTGGGAATAGTAATGTATTCTTTTCTAAAGGATTAAAACTAGCTGATGCTACATCATTAAATATAGGTGATGGTAACGACTTTACAGCAAGTCATAATGGCACAAATACCTTTGTAGCTAACAATACAGGTATCTTATACATCACACAAAATACTGATGATGCTAACTTCCTGTTGAGAGCAGATAACGGCTCTGGTGGAGTAGCAAATTATGTTGTTCTTAAAGGTTCAACAGGTGAGGTCTTACTAAACCATTATGGTAATAACCGATTCAAAACAACAGCAAATGGTGTTGATGTTCTTAATGGTGGCTTGTATTTTGCAGGCACACAAGTAATTACAAGTGCTAGAAACCTCACAAACATAGGAACTATCTCAAGTGGGGCTATTACTTCTTCAGCAGGTGTAAAAATTGCAAGTGATAATGCTTTAATTGGGGGTGGTGCTTCTGGTGGAGATACTCAATTAATATTTTGGAATGGCACAAATGCTTTTTATGGTAGAAGCTCTTTGGGGGGTTCGGTTACTCAGCATGAGTTTAGAGCTGGTGGAACTACAAAGCTAACTGTTAACTCATCAGGTATAGATGTTACTGGTGGGATTACAGCTGTTAACTCAGGCAACGTATTAACAGTTGGTGATGGCACTAGAGCATTTAGAGTATTTACAGATTCAGATGAAGTAAGTTTACTTGCTGATGGTTCTGTACCTATGAAGTTCTATACTTCTGGTGCAGAGAAAATGAGGATTGACACTTCAGGTAAAGTTGGCATAGGCACTTCTAGCCCTGTTGATGCATTAGATGTAAATGGTAAAATTAGAACTAACGATAGAATATTATCAAATTGGTATCAATCAACATCGACATATGGGCTACAATTTTCTAATTCAGCTGGTGCTATTCAAGT